AGAGACTCAGAGGCACTACATATAGTCCCGACCAATCGTCCCAACCACAAGATATAGGCACTATCAGTCCAGACTTCGGGGCGACTTCGGGTCAATGACTTGAGGTTTAGACCGAAGGTCTATGGGTAGGGCCTTGAGTCGGACTGAGAGTGACCCTATGGGGAGACTTGAGGTTCTTGAACTGTGAGATGGACTCTCGAACTTTTGGTCCAAAACTCATCGTCCCTCTTAAGGAGGCCCATCCGTAGGTCAGACCGTAGGTCCTAACGACCCTGAGAGACCATAGCTTCTATAGTGTTGACTGTAGGTCTTGACTTCAGTAGCTAAGGTCAGTAGAGTAGCGTCAGCTATGAACTGACCTTAGGTCTTGCTTTCGTTGATTGTTACCATTATGGCGTTAATGACACTCAGACACCAGAGTACATACGAGAGTCTCGACCCACCCGACCCACTGACTTCCAGCAGTAACGCCAGCAGCAAGTAGAACAGCAGCAAGAAACCTGTACGTAGCTCTATTGGTCGCCAGAGCTTTGAGAACAGCTTTGGTCTTACCCATGCTACATACCTCCTGTCAGCGATGGTCTACTTTAAGTTATGGAGGGATTATGATTATTATCACCCTCCTCTATCGGTGCGAACCTTAGGTAAGAACTCAGGAGTCTGCCTCCTAAGGTCTTGCATAAAGTGTGCATATGCTTATTCATTGAGTCTTTACTATAAGTAACCGGGGGTCTTCCCTATAGTGATAGTTAAGTCCAAAAGCCTTTAGAATCATAGAGTTAGACCACTAGTAACTATGGGTTACTAACCGCTTATTCATGCAGTATTCACCCATAGTTATTCATTAGGTCAGTGGAACTGAACGTATGACCCTAAGCCCAAGTCATCATCTGTATTGAACTGTACCCGGACCCCATTGGCCCAGTAGTCCGTCTCGATGGACTTAAAGCCCTTCTTCGGGTCTTCCATCTGTTCCTCCAGCCACTCCTCGGTAACTTCACGCTGGCCCTTCACGGCATCCTTAGCCATAGACTCTACGAAGAACTGTACACCGATAGCCAGAGCATCCAGTCGGTCATCGTGTGCCAAGGCTCCACGTTCACGGCTGATACGGGTCATCTGGTAGAACAGAGAGTAGATAGGGTTACGGACTCCATCCTTGTCAGCAGCAGTCTGGTAGTCAGACACAATGGTCGAGGAGTTCACGATGAGTCGGTGAGACCCCATGATAGGCTCCAGAACGTCGCAGATGCGGAGTTCCTTCTGACCCTTGCTCTTGACCTCAGTCACTGCTGCCGGGTGAATACGGGCCGCTACAGGCTTGAAGAGTTCGAGGTACATACCATCACCGAAGTTACCCTCAATGACGTACTCGTTCACCTTCCACTTGCGACCAATCTTCGCCAGAGCCTCCAGCGTTGAGTCCTCATAGCCACCGCGCATACCACCAGCTTCCATCACGAAGATGTAGCCGTTGAGCTGATACAGGACCGCATAACCCGTCTCATCCTTACCACGACCACTAGGGTCAATGACCAGAATCTTCTGGGTGTACGAACTGAAAGCAGAACCTACAGTCTGATACGTGTGGTAGGTGTCACCCATGAGTCCCACGTTAGGAACGTCATCACGCTTGTTCTGGAGGTTCGGGAGCCACTGGTAGACCATAGGGCTAGACTCAGGGTCCAAGTCCGCTACGATAAGGTCACGCAGCTTCAGCGGGTACTTCTCGGCATCGCCAAGGTTCGGGTTGAGCATGAATTGGAGAGCGAAGCCAGCCTTGCCATAGGACAGCTCACGTTCCTTCAAGTCCTCATCGTCGAAGCGGACCTCATCCGTTGGGAGCCAGTAGTAGCCCTCAGGGTCGGACTCAAGCTCAGCCTGAAGCATCGGAGCCAGACGGTCGCCGTAAGACTTCCAGTCCTTCTCATCACGCGGGTAACGAGCTGGCCAGATGGTAGTCGAGTAACCACGACCCTCAAGCTGACGATACAGGGTCATCTCGGTCTGAGGAGTACCCAGATAGATAACCGTACCACCCGGCTTCAGGATTGCGTCGAACTCTTTCACCAGCTCAGACAGTCGGTCCCTTGCAGCTTGAGTCGCTGAGTTACCGGGGACCTCTACGTCATCGGCAATCAGGATGTCCGCACGGCTACCAGTTAACTGACCAGTGATACCAACGGACTTAACCGAAGGTGAGTGGTCAGGCTTGGCAGGCCCTACGTCGAAGCTGATTACTGCGTCTCGCTGCCCCTGCTTAGGCTTCAACTCTTGGAGCTGAGGCATCAGGTCAATGATACGCTTGATGAAGATGGAGTTCGCATCGGCTCGTTCCTTTGAGGCCGACACAATCATGAACTTCAAGTCCGGGTTATTCCATAGCTTCCAGACCACGAAGGCACACGTAATGAAGGACTTCCCGATACCACGGAACGCCTGTAGGATGAAGCGCCTATTGTCCCCAGCCGATAGTTTCTTCGCCATGTCAATCTGACAGCGAGTCGGGACCGGTAGGGACAGAGCTTTCCACAGGACGAACAGGAAGAACACGAAGTCTGCCTTCATACGGGCAGTCATAAGCGCCTGACGCGCCGCTAAGTCTTGACTCAAGGTTTCGCCTCCTTCTCTTGCTGAAGCTTACGTATGGTATCCTGAAGGGCTTTCTCCTTAAGGTCTGCTTCCTGCGTTATTCGGATAAGACTTTTAGAAGTCTCTGGGTGTAGTTCGACTCGACCATCAGGGAAGCATCGACTGTAATCTGACTCGGTGATACCTGTGGTGTTGACTTTGACGCGCAGCCGCTTGTTATCGCGGTTAAGGTCAGCAATAACCCTATCAGTAGAGCCTTCCAGCTCGGACATCTTGTCCTGCCACTCGGCTGAGACTTTGTTGACTTCGGACTGCACTGAACGCCTCGACTGCTCAGTTGCTTCAAGTTTCGTGATGTACTCATTGTTTACCTTCGCCTCCCACTTATTGTCTGCCACCCAGTAGCCAGAACAGAACAGGAGTCCTGCCACCAGCCAAGGGACGGCCTGTCGTAAAAGTTTGAGCATAGTTGCCCTCCTTGTTTCTCAGATTTCACGAGAGCGCATCTCGCATAGTGTTAATCATAAAGGCCACCCACTATATGTAGTAGATGACCTTGAGTCTAACACTTATTGGACACCATACCCGGTGTCATTATCTTCGGCAGCTGATAGCACCTTGTCGTACTCTCTGTTCAGAGCCTCCATGTCAGCCAACTGCTTCTCGTCCACCGACACCTTGCTCAACACAAAGTTGTGACGGGCCAACAGCTTCTCGATGGCGTTGTAAAGCTGGGGCGAGCGCTTAGAGTCATCCCGCAGGTCTTGCAGCATGAGTCGAGCACGTTCAGTGTCCAGCATTAACAGGAACTTCTCTAAGTCCATCTGCGTCATGTCTTACCTCCGCTCTTAATCGTCTTGTAAATTAGGACGCCAATCTGCACCACGGTGTACGCGATAGCAGCGACGTAGAACCATTCGTTGAGCGTTAACCCAAAGAAGAACCGACTGGCACCATCAGCCGCAGCGGTCCCGACGATAGGCGAGGCTTTGAGGACCTCATTCTTGAAGTCGAACTCAATCATACTACCTCCATTGTTAAACGGGCCGTCCTTGACCCAAAGTTGTTAAGCGACTGGTCAGTCCTTCTCGATAGCCGAGAGTCGGGCGGAGAGTCCACGGATTAGGAATCTGTCAAACTCTTGGTCACGCAGCTGCCACAGTGACCCTGCCTCAACCACCTTGACAACCTCGCCAGTCTCGTATTCCATACCATCAATCTCCGCAACGACAGGTTTATACTCATCTTCCCACGAGTCAAACCCGATGAACCCATACTCACGCCAATCCAGCCCGTTATCCTCTAGGATTTCTAGAACTCTTTGAACAGTAGTCCCTGCATGAAGGCGCTTGCTGTCGTCGTCCAGCCAAGTCCAGAATCCTAAGGATTTACTACAGGCGACAGCCGCCTTGAGTTCTGCCTCAGAAAAGTCCCTGATAGGGTCCTTAAGCCTAGCGTCTGACGTAGACTGTGTTCCTCCCGCAAAGAAGCCGATGTTAAACCTGTTTGCTGGTCGTCCAATATTGCGAACCGCATCATCCGATGGGTAGATACCAACGTCACCAGACCTGAAGTTATAACCCTCGACAAAGGACCCATTACCCGTGACATCATAGGACATAACAATGTTATCCCCACCAGAGGTCCCAGTAAGACGGACACCTTTGCCAGTTGACTGGTTCACTAACTTAATGTCCGTGGCAACAATATCCCCACCGTAATTAGTGTTCCCGAAGATGCCAAGAGACATAGCGGTAAAGAGGAAGTCCCCGCCAGAGTTACCAGAGAATGTAGAGCCTGTAAAGGTTACGGTCGCATTGTAAGAGCCTCTAATGCCTTGGTTGTTATTCCCTATATACGTGCAGTTAGGACCACGAACAACCGAGCCCAGCTGACAGTTAATGCCATAGGTTCCGTTTAAAGATATCTGGGAGTTGTCGCAGTAGAGGATGGCACCATAGGCTAGGTTAGCGCCAGTGGCCAAGTTACCCTGCATCGTTGAGCCAGTCATCTGTAGGAAGCCCCCCGCCACCCCATTGGCACCATTCAGCTTATTGTAGCTGGCCTTGCCTGCGTCCCATATCACAGAACCGTTATGGGCAGCGCTTATGCCTGAGGACCCGTTACCTGCGGCGCAGCTAGAAGAGCTCGAGTAGATGTCTCCGCCAATATCCGCAATAACCCCATCAAGATAGTTACCATTGGCCGTAATCTGCTTAGCACGAATGCCAGATGCAGTTGACGAGTAGAACCCGCGTCTCTTGTTGTTACAGCAGCAAGTAAAGTCGCCCCAGAAGCTACCACCAAGCTCGGTAACAATGCCCTGCTGGTCAAACCCGGAGACGCCCATGTATTGACCGAAAGTCACGCTACCGCCCGTCTTACCTTGAGGGTTAACGTTATCTGACTTACCGTTCACGGCTACAGTGTTTGAGCCTACAGCCAGACCATGAGTCCCCAGCTCGGTAGTCCCCACAGCCGAGGCCCTCCAGTATGAGTCTGAGTTACCTGCGATAACAAAGTTACTCATGTTACCAACTTCAGAGGACGGCACTATGAACCCATCGCAGCGGTCAAACATGAGCACTGAGGTCAGCACTCGGCTAGAGCTGGAGGTTATGGTGTTAGCCGGGAAGGATGAGAGCTGGCACGTATTCCTGACAGTCAGAGACCCTGCCCCAACAGCGGTAATCTCCCAAACACCGCGATGAAGGTCGCATGCTCCTGTGCCTGTAGCTTGGTTGGTATGCAGGAAGTCACCCACAGAGACCCCGGCTGTCGAGGACACGTTAAGGGTTACTTGGTAGTTTCCAGCAGACCCAGAGACAGACGCTTGTCCTGTAATGGTTACTGGGACGTTAGGCTGTCCTTCAATGCTTAGGTTATTCCCTCCGTCCAGCTCCACCAATACCGGAGAGGATAGATTAACCCTTCCCTTAGGGAGACGAATCGTTAAGGACCCGTTAATGTTCAGCCTACTTAGGGCAGAGAGTACGCCAGCCACTTGCGCTGCGGAAGGTGTGGCTATGTGATTCCCGGCAGGAACACTAACCCGACCAGCAGTGGAGGACAGGGCACCAATTATCGCACCAGCCACATCACCGCCAACCATATAGTCCGCAATGCTCACAGCTTCTAGCATTTTATCATGGACTGTTCTAGCCACCGGGGAGTTAGGAAGCTGCGAAGCAACAAGGCCGTCACCGTAGGCTGGGTTAGCTAGGTTTCCTCGAAGAGATGCGTCACCAATAGATACCCAAGCACCAACTCCGACCCCTCCAGCTGATGTGGGCGTTGACCCTGCTGGAACCACCTTTGGAAACACACCGTCCCAGCGGTAGTATTCTCCCGTCCCATCAGGCAGTGTCCAGCGAAGTGCCTCAGCCGGGTGAGACAATGTGGCACCTTTTTGGAAGTCCTCAACCAGAGTGTATCCGTACAGTCCAGACTTCATGACCTGCTCGATGCTATCACGGGCGTCTTCGGCATCGTTTCGCGCTTTGGCGGCAGCGTCAGCGTATTCCTTCGCTAAGTCTACAGTCTGGTCCCTACCCTCTTCCGAGATGTGAATGGCCTGAAGCTCTGCATTTGTCAAGTCCTTAGCTGTAAGAACTGAGCCGTCCCTGAAACCAACAATCAGCTCGGTGTCCGTCTGACGGTGAATTTGCAAGGTATCGAAACCTGTCTGTGGAATCATAACCTCGATTAAGGTGGGGTTCAGGAACCTATAGTCAGCTCCAGCCCTCAGCACCCTGTTCTGCGTCTGGTCGGCGGAGTTCACCAACGTTACGACGACGAAAGGTCGAGCCAGATAGTCGAACTCAATTCGATACTGCGATTGACCAGCAGGGAACTGAGTGATAGTTGTTTTAGCCATTATACCTCCTGTTATTCAAAATAGGTGGAGACCGAAGCCTCCGTTCCTATAGTGATAGTTTAGTTCTTGATGTGAATACCTTGCTCCTCAAAGGTGCCTAACAGCAGCTTCTGGGTGATAGGGTCGTTCGGGACCAGCTCACGGAAGGTGTTATACATCCCGGTCATGTAGTCTCGTTCGTTCACACGGGTGTCGGACTTCAGGTAGCCAGCCAAGTTGTAAGCCGAAGCGCCAACGTTAGCAGCATAACCGAAAGCCGGGACCTGCTCAAGGAAGTTGCCGACCACATTCATCACCGGGTCACTCTTCGCAGCACCATAGGTAATGGCACGTTCAGGCTTCTCGGTAGGTGAGCGCGGAAGGATAGACGAGCGGAGTAACTTAGTGTCCTCATACCCAGCGATACCACCCAGAATGTTGGCGACCCCAAGAGGTCCACCCAAGTGGGAGCTACGGGATAGAGCAGCATAACCAATCATCGTCGGGTTCAAGGCTTGCTTCAGGTACTCACGGTCACGACCGTCCTGCATAGCGTAAGCCTTGATGTGCGCCTGAGCCATGTAGTACATCCCAGCCAGACCCATAGACATAACCGTTGATAGTGCAGCATCCATAGCTCGGTTGTTCTTGGTGGCGTTGTAGAAGGTACGCATGGTTCGACCGTTGATGGACTTGATGACGAAGTTCTTAAACTGCAAGACAGTCTTCGCCAGCGGACCATAAGCCTTGGCGTCCATGTTGCTCAGCTTGTGCGGACGAAGCAGGGTCTCATCAGCGATGGTGTCACCCATACGCCAGAGGTCCATAGCCCTTGGGTCCTGACTGAACGCCTTCTTGTCCTTGATGGTGTACTTCCCGTCTGGACCACGAGTCACCGACTCACGGATGAGGGACTTAATGCCCTTCCACTGGTCAGCGGAGATACCAGCAGTCTTCAACCAACGGTCATCGAACTTACGCTTACTGCCAGTCAGACTATGTTCCACGATGTCAGACAAGAAGCCTTGACGTCCGGCGTCTAACAGGTAGTTCGTCGTCCCGTTCAGGACTTTCGTAAACGGAGAGCGGACCGCAAGTTCACCAGTGTAATACTTGGCAGAACCTAAAGCAGTAGCTACAGGTTTACTCAGGTCACTGTACGCTCGCAGACGGTCGATGACATCCTGTTTGGACGGGCGGATTGAGTCGTCAAGCTCCTTACCGAAGACCACGTTGTGCAGGTCCTTAATCTCCGAGGCTCCCATCTTCTTGTTTCTGAAGGCGAGGTCACGGAACATCGGAATACCATGCAGCATCGCACGGACGTTACCACGGGCCAGCATCCCGCCAATCTCCGTCAAGTTCTGTACGCCCATGTAGGCATTCTTGGCGAAGAAGGACAGGTCTGTCATGGTCCGCATCACGGTAGAGAAAGCCGCATCGTCAGCACCATCGCGTCGAGCACGACCAGTCAGAATCTTCAGGGTATCACGCAGAGTCGCCACTTCGCCTTTCAGCTTACCGTCATCGCCAGCACGGTTCATCATGGTCTCTACAGTGTCCTTCATCTCCTTAGTGGTCTTCCCGGTCCCAGCCATTATAGCAATATCGCCATTGACTCGACGGTTGTACGCCGGGACAATCTTGTCCATGTCCCACTCACGGAGGCTGTTCACGTTGAACGGCTGACCATTAGGCAGGATGATAGACATATCGCTATCGAACAGGTTACGGGCCTCAAGGAAGTTGTTGTTCTCCAGACCCACCAGACCGTTGATGTTCTCCTCCATGACAGACGAGCGTTCAAACAGGTCGGTGTGAGAGATACCGTAAGCCTTGTCGTTGGCATACTTATCGACCGCAGCCGCAAGTTCCTCAGGCTTCAGGTTCGGGTTAGCCTCCAGCAGGGCCTCATCGACGCGAGCCTTGACCTCAGGTCTGGAAGCATAGCTCGTGAGCCACGACTTCTTGATGGCCTCCTGTAGAGCCTCAGGGCTTCCCAGCTCGTTGATGAACAGTTGCTTCATCTGGTTGCTGTAGACGTGAGGCACGTAAGTACCCTTGAAGCGGCTACCGGGGAAGATAGACTGAGCGTCCACTCGACCGAACATCGCCGGGTTCTCCATCATCTCACGCTTAGCGTCGAACTGGTTCTTCAGCAGGCCATAGACCTTAAGTTCACCCGGAGTCAGCTCAGCCTTCAGGTTTCCACTTCCATCTTCAATCGCCAGAGCTACACGCTGGTAGATGTCCTGACGGAATGCGCCAGTGTCACGGTTAAAGTTGGTCTGGAAGTACGGGTCCTTCAGGGCCTGAGTCACCGCATCGTCGATGTCGTTGTAGAACCGATGGTCCACTGCACGAAGTCTCTCGAATACGTCTGACGCTGTAGTACCAATCTTACCGCTCGCACCTGACTGCATACCTGTAGGTGAGCGCACCAAGTCAGCGGCAAGTCCGCGAATCTCAGGGTTCTCAGACCTCAGGAGCTTCAGGCCAATCTCGGTGAGACCACCAAGGTTGACACCAGCAGCCGCACGTTCAGGCTCAATCACCTCGTCGAAGACTTGACGTGTCTTAGGGTTCAGAGGATTCTCACCAATCAGGATTGAACCGTCTTCCAGTCGAACACTTCCCGGCTCATTCGGCACGTCAGCGAACTTAACGCCTTGGTGACTGAAGGTCTCCTCCCCTTCGCGGATTGGCAGACGGGACAGGTCCTGACCATCGACGTTACGGGCAGTCTCACGGGCCTCCAGACGGGTAGCTGGACCAGCGAACTCATTGGTCGACTTACCGAGGGCCTTGCCGATAGCGTCCCCGATAGCAGTCATCCCGCCACCGAAGAGAGCACCGCCCATAATAGCCTCAGCCACATGAGCATCGCCACCAGCAACGGAAGTACGAGCCAGCTCGGAGGCCCCAGCAAGCGCACCAGACTGAGCAGCCACGGTGAACATCTTGTTGATGAGCTTACCGCCCTTGCCTACCTGTCCAGCGATAGGAACGTAGGTCAGAGGGTCCACACCAGCACCAATCACACCAGCCGCCAGTTGAGCGCCAGTCCCGGCCTTAGCCTTCTCAGCGTCTAACTTCTGGTTCTCCAGCGCCAAGTTAATCAGCTCGGTCAGGTTCTGAGGTGAACCACCAGTGATGACTCCGTAATACTGAGGCAGGACCCCAGCGTTACGAATCTGGTCTAACTCCTCGCGGGACCACTTGTGGTTGTTCCAGCGGGTCGGGTTGAATACGTCGCCAATGACATCCAGTGAGTCCTCGGTCTGACCAGCGCGGATAGCCACGCCGACCATAGAGTTATTCACTTCAGCCTCAGCAGCTCCACCGAAGCCGAACCACGTAGAGCGGTCAGCCCGTTGGTCCAGCGTCTCGCCAGTTGACTTATAGAACATCTCTCCGAAAGACTCATTGGGAGCCTCAGGTTCTTGACCTTCGATGTTCAGACCAGTAACGCCCGGAAGGTTCTCTCCCAGAGCGACTTTAGGTTTCGCCTTCAAGCCCTCCGTGAGAGCGTCGAAGACGTTAGCGCTTACTGGTGGAGACTTTGGGGTAATACCGTTCCCAAGAGCACGGCCCACGCCAGTCTGGTAGACAGACTTATCGTAGCGGGAGCCAGTCTCATGGTAGCCGATAGCCTCAGACAGAGAGGCGAGGACGTCCGGGTCCGTCAGGTCGAGACTTTGAGTAGCCGGGATGCCCGTAGCCGAAGCCACGGACTGAATGTAGGACTGGGTGTCGTTCTCACTAGGAGGTGCCCAACGAGTGATAATCTTCTCGATTGAGTCATAACCTTGGCGACCGTAGGACATCAGGTTCTTCGCCAGAGCACGGACACCAGAGTCAGGAGTGTCGAACGTTACGAAAGACCCATCGTCTCCTGTAGCTCCTTCCCACTGGTCTTTGGAAACACGAATGTTCCCGATGTTATTGTTGCGAATACCACGAGTCGCCATTGTTATTACTCCTTACCGATTAAGGTGTTTGCGATACCCTCCAGCGATACGTCTTTGTACATACCGCCCCGTTTCTGGATATTAGCTTCACGCTCGTTACGACGCTTATCGCCAGCCGCTTTAGTCTCGACAATGCGAGCGCGGGTGTTGGCTTTACGTTCGGCCTCAGCGTAGGCTTTATCCTCGGCTTGCTTCTGCTGTTCACGGTACAGTTTGCCTACCAGCTCTTTATCGTATCGAATACGAATAGTCCCGGTAGCGTCCTGAAGGAAGACCGAGCCGTTCTGCTCAACTACGGAGAGCTGAGAGTTCACGACCCAAGGGTTAGTCTTGATGAGCTGTTGACGAGCGGTGTCGATAATGTCTCGACCCACCTGCCATGACTCAGGGTTATCCCCTACCATAAGTTGATGTTTGGACACCATGCCGATGGACTTACCGTCCTGACCTTCGTCACTGAAAGTCACGGTGTTCTCGTTCAGCCACTTCTGGGTGTTCTGGGTCGCCGCATCAGCGTTACCTGTACGGTAATACCATGAGTCCCAGACCTTACGAGCACTTGCGTCCAGACTCGTCGGGAGCCGCGAGAGGTCCTTGTTCTTCGAGTCGTTCTTCAGCTCTTGCCACGCCTTGTCAGACTCAATGCGCATCTCACGGGACTGGCTTGCAGCCTGTTTGTCAGCGTCAATCATCGTCTGAGGGTCCAGACCCATCTTGTCCATCTGCTCGAAAGTAGTGAACAGAGAGGCTTGGTCAGGGTAGAGAGCCGCGAAGCTGGAAGGGTCCTGAGTATAGACCTTACGCAGAGACTCGAAGCGCTGCATCTTGTCTGGGTCATACTGACCACGGATGACGGCAGCTTGCCACTCACCAGCAGCATCTTGAGTCAGCGTCTGGAAGGCGTTACGGAACGGACCGTTATTGGTGTCAGCTCGCAGCAGCGCCACCTTCTGAGCATCCTTCGCAGCTTGCGGGATGTCCATCTGGTCGATTTGCTGGAGTTTACCCATAGCGTAGTTGTTCATGTCCGAACGCTTGAACTCACCAGTAGCCTCAGAGACCGGGAGGTCCTCATAGTTGGTGGACACGTTGTCGCCATTCAGTCGACGCTGGTACACTTGGTCAATGACCAGTTGCTTGTTCTGCGTCTGGATGAGCTTAGTGTTCTCCTTCGCCTGTTCAGCAGACTTACGCTTCACGGACTCTAAGAGGCTGGCCTCGGCGTTGATAAGCATCTGACGTTGGGGCGTCATCTCCTCACCCGGCTGAAGCTGGTTGTTCTGAGCCTTGAGTTTCTGGATTTGAGCCAGACCGATGGTCGGGTCATCCTGAAGCATCGCAGACTGAACGCCAAGCGACAAGTCTTCCTGATACTTGGCTACCAGCTTGTACTCGGTGCCTTGGGCCTCAATCATTGCAGCATTGAATACCTCAGGTCCAACAATCTCCTCGACTGTCGCGTCCACACCGTTAAGCGTGATGCGTTCGTTTCGTACCTGCTGTAGGAAGTTGGAGCCACCGGACTTCTGGATTGCGTCACGTACCGTCTGGGTGATGACTTCAGTCGCCCTTTGGTCAGACGGGATGGCAGCAGTGGTCAGGCCATCACGCATGTAAGCCATGAACGACTTGCCAGCCTCGGGCGACCGCATCAGGTCCCCGTCATTCAGGAACGAGTTCAGCTCGACACGGGTGTTCAGCATAGCGGTATTCTCGGACTGCTTAGAGAAATACTTATTGAACGACCCGTAGATGGCTACGTTACGGTCGGTGATGTCTGCGTTAAATCCACGCTGGAAGTGTTCATCTGCCGGGTTAATCCCAGCCTCTTCCGCATAAGACTTAGCGGCATCTTGCAGTCGCTGGTGGCGGTACTCCTCCATGTCCTGACGAGTGCGAAACTCACCGTTCTGAATCTTGACGTTAATCTCATCGTCTACCGCATAGGCAGCGTTGCGACCAGTCTTGACTCTCAGAGCCTCCATCGCATACGGGTCGTCCTGATACAGGAGTGTCCCATTATGGATGGCGTCACGTCTCTGCTGAGGAGTCAGCTTACGAATAATCTCGTTGGACCTTTCGTCTCCGAGACTCTTGGCCTTCTCCTGAAACTGCTTGTAGACGCCAGCGCCAGTGGACACGAAGTCCGTGAGCGCCTTGGCAAGACCAGAGTCCCCGGTCTGCCCCTGTACGTTTGCAGCCTGATAGTCCAGACTGATAGCTTTACCCGGAGCGCGACCACGGCCCATAGTCCGGTTAGCTAATGCTGATTCGATATTACTAGCCATTGGTCCTCCTGTTAGCTATGACCTGTAGGTGTGCCTTTAGCAGCACTAATTGGGGCTGCGCCCTGAGACGGAGAGGCACCAGCGATTGAGTTACCCATTGCGTACCCTTGCATCCCGGCGTTCGCCACATTAAGCGCATGAGCCAGTGGGCTGGTCTTGAGAATCTTACCCTGACCTTTGATAGCGGACTTGGTATTCTCAATGTTGGAAATACGGTTCCCGAAGATAGCCGCATAGTCACGGCCATAGCTCTCGGTGATACCTGCACGCTCTTTGACTGTCTGCCCCTCTACGTCCCGCTCAATGCGGTCCATGGAGTTGCCTTCAAGTCCAGACTCAGCTACAGCAGCTCGTACCATACCCTGATTACGGATACCGTTCAGAGTCGTCTCGGTTAGCTCAGCGACCTGTTGTTCCTTGAGGTCTCGCTCCTGCATCTTCAGGTTGACATCAGAGTAGTTCATCTGCTTAATCATCTCCTGAGCCTGTCGGTTCTGAGCGTCAATGGCGGCACCCTCAGCTTTCGCCTGACTCGAAGCGGACATAGCGGCCCCGGCTACTGCCATGATGCCCATACCAATGCTCACGGGTTCGCACATACGTCCTCCTTAGAGATTGTGAATAGTTGAAAACGCTCACCAGTTACCGGACTGATAGTCACCTCAGGGTGAAACTTAGCGCCCAGCAACTTCAAGAATTTAATGTGAGACTTATTGCCTGACCACACGTAGTTCCAGATGGTCCCGTATTGGTCTAACATTAAGTCCCTGTACTCAGAGATACGCTTTATGAACTCTCTCTTCTCTTTAGGTCTCAGCTTGTAGACCTGACCTGAAGTCAAGAACCATACGTTGTCCCCTTGGTTCCCGCCATAGGCAAACACTTCGCCTACACCGTTCGTTAAAACCACAGATGACGGAGATAAATGCTTAAGCAGTCTTTCAGAGAGACCTACGGTTGACCCGTAGTTTGCTTTGCATTCATTAACATCATCTGCTGAAAGATGCCAGAGAAAGTAGTGGACATCTGATTCCGTAGCTTTACGAATATACATAAAGTCTCCTCTTAAAGTATTATAACTTAAAGGGCCTATAGTCCCTATAGTGATAGTTAAGGTGAATCTATAGGCCAATCAATAAGTTAGACTCGTTGCGCTTTCTTAGCGTATGAAGCCTCCCAGCCGCACCCCACGATGGACACTGGGGTCGGATAGTCGGACTCAAGGACAAGACTTGTGGTCATCGCGTTACCGTTCATTGCGAAGCGGAACTGACCGTCACCGATGTTGCTGGTGCCTAAAGTCTGCTGACCCAAGGTGTACCCGTTCAGGATGTTGACGAACTCACGCTGACCGTTGGAGACCGTCAGTCGCAGAGCGCCAGTGTCCTGATAGTTCACCCAAGCTCGACGAAGCTGTAGACGCCCGGTGTCCTCAGTCTGCACCCCAGAGTCGTCCTCTTTCTTAATCAAGAAGCGAGAGAACCTGTAGCGCATGTTATAGGAGCGGCCAATGAATACCTCACGTCCTGACCAATCCCCTTTCAGGTTGACCAGAGTCTGACCGTCCAGAAGACCAAGAGACGTATAGGCACCCTGAGAATCAATCAGGAAGTAGTTACCCCGTGGTGGAGCATTGCCACCGTAGGCGTTCCCAATGTTCACCAGAGTGACGAACGTCTCAGGGTTATAGCTGTCCGTAGGAATCTGCATGGTAGCCTTAGAATCGACGTGGAGTCGATACGGCTCGGTTCTGAAGTCCGTGGCCTCCTTGATGAACTTCAGGTGCTCAATGTCCACACCTTGAGAGTGTTGCTTAACGATGTAGACGGTTGACCCGATAGCAGCGGACGCCAATACTCGCTCGTTAGGCTCAAACTCCCAGTGAGACCATGAAGCCTGAAGCTGTACTCCATCCCTGAACAGGAACTTGTAGATGTACATCCGGTTGTAGGCACCAGAGGTATTCACTACTATGAAGTTCTCCGTCCCGGTCCCCTGAATGTCAAACACTCCGTTAGGGATGTAGGACAATACATGACCAGTGGTGTCGTCAGCATCCTTCACGTCAGTGACGTCAGCCACCGCAAAGTAACGATTAATGCTGGTGAACGACCCGCGCGGTGCTGAGAAGAAGACTGAGCGTCCCACAGCGAATGGTCGAGCGTTATCCCCCAGAGCGAACTCAGAGCCAACGTCAAGCTGGATGGACTTAGCGGTCAGGACTCCAGAGCTGGTCATCACGAACTGCACCTCGTCGGACCACAGTAGCAACTGCTCGCTGAACGGCACAGCATACTTCAGGATGGAGATTCTAGGGTGACTCACAGCCACGTCAATCGGGTCATCATCACTGAGGGTCGCCACCGACTTAGGGAAGAACGCAAAGTATCCGGCAGAGCGGGACATGATGACGTTCTCACCAGACAGGAATCCCAGACGGTTTCGGTAGAAGAACACGTCGTTGATGGTTGAGTCAACAAAGCTCGGCATCGGGTTGGTGTCATCGTTGCCAGCCCCACGTCCTGACCACTCCATCTCCTTGAAGTCAAATGACCCATCGGCCTGACGGACCAGAGCGTGTGGCATGGACTGATTGTCAAATCCAATCACGGTCCCCGGCTCTACCGTCTCCTTCCACGTCTTTGTGTTGGAGTCATACACCACGAAATACTCATCGGCGCTACTGTTGGTCTCTCCCTGAATCTTGATGATGTAGCCGTTAGGTGCAGCCAGAGGCAGCTTAGAAACTGTCTGGACTGTATCCAGCACCGGGTTGATGAGCTGGTTAGCGTATCCATCCTCGGTCTCGACTGAGGTGATTTCCGTCCCAACAGGTGCTGTAATAGTCAGGTAGCCGGACCCAAGGGCTAACGTATAGTTCGGGTAAGCCGCTACCAGTAAGTCCCTCAGGGCCGCACCAATGGCCTGTGCGTCGACCTTAGGAGGGTCCTCCTCGGCGTTAGCTCCATTCGGCAGCTTGTGCTCCACCTTGACTCCACCGTTGATTCCTACCTTCAGTGTTCGACCATACTGACCACCACGCAGGTTAATCAGCGCCCGGTTCTTCGTGTTGTAGCCCGGATGAGACTTATCGGTCCCTGCCCGAACGACCATCTTGCGGTTAACGATGAACGTATAGTCTGCTACCGTGATAACCCGGATGTCATCCCTTGGGTTGCTGGTCTGCACGTAGCCCATATCACCGGAGACAGCATAGGGGTTCCCCTCAAGGTCCACGACCTGAATGTTCGACCCATTGAAGACGATGTAGTATTGCTCCACTTCGTCTCGGTTAATCAGGTGGAACTTAGGGGCTGACCCTACGTCAATCTGGAGTCTCTTCTTCCAGACGGTCGGAGGTCGCTTCTGTAGGCCATCACTCTCGGATGACCAGCAGTTGACCTGCTCCTCACCTTGGTCAGAGAACCGCAGGATGTCAGGCTGTTGGCTAATGCCACCCTTAAGGTTCTTTATTGATTGCGTAATAAGTGGCATAGCACCTCCTCTATTAGTCTCGACCGATGGAAGACATCATGTTGTAGCGACCAGTGTCCATCTCGTATTCCATCACCTGCTGATACAGCTCTGCTTCCTGCTCACGGAGATACATCTCAGCCTCAGGGCTACCGAAGAACTTAGCGTTGAACTCTCGGCTTGCCTTGGTCACGATATAGTCCCGGAAGACAACAGGCATCTCACCATAGGGTTTCAGCTCTACCAGCTCGACTGTGATTGCAGCTGTGAAGGTTGTTGACTGAGTGCTTAGGTCATAAACGTAACCACCCATGTTACTGTAATAGCTGGTGGCTCCGGTAGTCATTACCCGAAGGTAGGACGGTAGCCAGCGAATCTGGTTGTCAGATATGTCTGGAGTCAAGACCGCAGCCTCGTTGATGTTAAAGTTCCAGCCCTTAGCTTGTACCTGACGGTTGACTCTCTGTAGAATGCGCATTGCGTTTGAGACGTCAGCGTTCCCTTCGTCCAGTTGAAGGACCGCAGGTTCACCGATAGCCGCCAGCATGTCATTTATAGCGTCTAAGTCGTCGTTAGTATTTAGTGGGATATAGACTGCCATGAGTCCTCCTCTTAACGAAAAACCCCTCAAGCACCCGAAGGCACCCAAGGGGTTTCAATTAGTTTGTGAAAGATACGTTGAAGGAACGCACAGGCGAACCGTCATACCCAACAATCACCAGACCTTCCACGCCAGAGGTGGCCTTGAAGTAGAGACTGTTGGTTCTACGGGAGTAACTAACACCATCAGGCGTAGTCACCTCAAGCAGCGACCAATCGGTAACGTCTGAAAGCTCAGGGAAGTCAACCTTCAAGCTGGTCCCCACCGTAGAACTGTAAGTCTCTAAGGAAGGACCCTCTGTAGAGAGGGCCTTAAAGGTCGTTAACCCGCTGACGCCGCTGTGAAAACCAGTGCGCCTGCTGCTTCAGGACGCAGACCACCGTGACCCATCGCGTACTTACCGACAATCAGGTCGCCCTGAGCATCGACGTCACGGTCACGTTCCAGCGCCAAGTCACGCAGCTTAACAGTACCCACAGCAGAACGGTGAGAGAACAGGCCCACAACGTTGTCCAGAGCGACCTTAACGGTAGTGCTGGAAGTCGCTGGGAATGCGTGTTTCTGACCTGAAGCAATGGAGATACCGTCATCACCACGGGTCTCACCAGCGCCACCCTGAGTCAGGTGCGGAACTTCAACCACAACGAAGCCCATTACGTTACGGATGTTGCCAGTCTCAGGGTCAATCAGCGCAGCGTAGTTAGCAGCGTTAGGCATCAGAGCAGCCAGAATCGCAGAGTAGTTGTCAGGCGTGGTGTAGAAGTAACGGTCGCCAGCGGGAACATAGTTGGAAGTCAGACGAGCACGAGCGATGGTCAATTGACCGATGATTGCTTCACCAAGTTTGGCCGGAGTGTTCAAGTCAGCTTTTGTGCCAACTTCCAGTACGGACGCTTTGCCCAGACCAGCGATGTTCTCATCCGATGCAGCCGGGAGGTTACACAGAATCGCCATCTCAGCCAGTACCGCACCGTCAGCAGCGATGGCCAGAGCTTCACCGAGCTGGTTGGAATACTCGCCAGCCACGTCATAGTGGTTCATAGCGTCTTCGATGTCGAAAATCATCACGTCAGCGGTCAGCAGACCATCAATGGTGATAACCTTCTCGGTGTGTTTGATGCCCTTGCGCTTATCGCTCAGGCGCTCACCCGGAGCCAGATACACACCAGAGGTGCGACCCATGACCGGGAACTGTGCGGACTTACCGTTCTGAATGGTGCGGACAATATGCTTGTCAGCAGTAACGGAACGACGAGTGAAAGCGGTCAGGACTTCACCAGCGAAGACCTTCAGGAACAGTGCGAGCTGGTCGGTATTGGTATTGCCTTTACCTTGGTTCTGACCAATTTTCTGACCCGGTACGTTTGCCATATGATAATTCTCCTATTCGAATGAAAGATAAAGTTTAGTGACTTCGTTATGCCCAATCCGTATGGACTGAAGTTACAGGGAAACCTTGAGTCTCTACTCTTGGTCTCCCTATAGTGATAGTTTAGTCCAGCTTACAGGCTAGACGCAGCAACCTTAGCGCGTACATCCATCGTGTACTTAGCGTCACGCAGATAGCGCGGGTCACTCATGGCCTTGACCATATCAGCCTTGGAGCTGAAGCCTTCAGTCTCGACCTTCGGTGCAGAGACCGCTGGTTTACCCTGAGTGGTGATGGTACGCTGAGGCTGGACACCACGAGCCTTACCGAGGTTACGACCAGCCAGATTCAGGATAGCCTTAGCTGTCACCAAGTCCTTACGGATGATGGCAGACTCAAGGGCCTCCTTGGTGGACTTGTCGTTGGCCTCAAGGTGAGACAGGATGCGGTTGAACTGCTCAGCACCACCAGCGTAGCGAATCACACCAGCAGCATACTGCTCAGCCAGAGCTTCCTGACCACGGACGAACGAATCGACGAAACGCTTGGTGTAGCCAGCTTCAGCCAGCTTAGCGTAGGATGCCTCGGACAGCTCACCGTTCGCAGCGTATTCAGCCTTGATAGTGGCGATGTCATCAGCAGTGACCTTGCCAGCTTCTACAGCAGCAGACACCATGTCATCGAATGCAGCTTCGTTCTCGTCCAGAGCAGAGACACTTTCGGTCAGCTCTTTCGGAGTGTCACCCAGTTCGATGAACTCTTGGTCTTGACCTTCGGAGTCTTCGGTTTCTTCAACCTCTTCTTCCTCTTCAGTCTCTTCGACGTTCTCGTCTTCTTCGGTCGCCTCTTCCTGCTCGGCTTCCAGTTGCTTGAAGGTAATAGCATCATCGCCATCACGGACAGCTACGTCCTTCTCCAGCATAGACTGTTGATGTTCGTTCAGGTCCTCAACGGAGCCAGTGATTGCATTAGGGCTAACGCCGAACTCGGCATAAACTGATTGAGACATTAAGTCCTCCTGTCTTAAAGTTAATAGGTAACAGGCCAAGAGTCTGACCTGTTGTTCCTATAGTGATAGTTAAGCCTGAGCCATGTCCTCACCAGCACCCTGACCGACCGCAGCACCCATGTTAGCACCAGCAGCACCAGCACCTTGGACGACTGCCTGTTGAGACGACTGCTCAGCCATGCGTTTCAGCTTCTCGTCTTGCGTCAGGAGCAGACCAGCGGTGTCGATACCCAGAGCGTTCAGGAGTCGCAGCTTAAGGGTCGGCAAGTTGATGTCCGGGTCCTGAGCCAGAGGCTGAAGTCCAGTCATCATGTTCACCGCCTGAGTCAGCTTCTCCAAATCCTGACCACGACCCAGAGCTTCCAGACCAGTGGAGACCGTAGGCTCTACCGCTTCTTTCGGAAGGTCAGGAATCATGCCAGCGGACTGAAGCTGGTTCAGTAGCACACGGACCAGAGGTAGCTGCATCTCCTGAGACTGCACGGAGTACACACCGCCTAGAGTCGCCTCAAGCTCACCAGCAACATAACGAATCTCTTCAGCAGTCACTCGCTCAGCATTACGCTGGACAGCAGAGTTAAGCAGGAAGGCCCAGCCTAAACGTTGCTCGATAGCGTCAGCCACCGACTTGGCAATCGTAAAGTCCTGACCTTTCGTCAATTGCAGGAAGTTGATGTCCTCAATGCGTCCGGCCACAAACTCACCAGTAGCTGCCTTGTTCAGGCGACGAGGCTGGGTGATACCGTTCGGATTGACCAGACCCACCACCTTAGCGGCGACCTTAGCCATCTTGGTGATAGCCTCGGTAATTGTCTCCAGAGAGTTCAGGTCCCCAAGATACTCTTCAGCGTAGGAACGACCATAGTCTTCACCATCCAGTCTGACCATGCGTACCGGGATGTACGGGCAGGCATCAAGTGGATAGGAACCATCGGTCCCGTTAACCTCTACGCCTTCCACTTCCTCATAACGCAGGTACTCATCGCCTTCCCGGTAGATGTGCGTGTAGACGTCCAACTCGGTGTCCGGCTCATAGTCATCAGCGTTGAGCTGAGACTGAACGTCTTCCGGCAGAGCACTAAACGCAATCCTGTCGAGGGTGACAATCTGTAGCACGTTACCGAACGCATCGCGCTGGACCACATAGGAGACCAGACGGTACATTCGCATTGGGCTATACTGACCCTGTTCTGGAGGCGGGATGTAGAGCAGACAGTTACCTGAGACGATAAGTTGCTTCAGGGCCTCGAACAGTGGCACACGGAAACTATTGGTCTCCATATAGGCCATCAGCACACGCTCGACCATAGCCAGCCCCTCGTCAACACGGGCAGCAGCCTCAGTGTCTTGACTCAAGGTTTTGGCCTCATACTCAGAGACGGTGAGTCTCATCCACGGTGCCTGAGGGAACAGGGCAAGCATTAGCTTAGCCGCTAGGTTATTCAGACAGCGAGCGCCTACAGCTTGCCACGGAGTCGTGTACTCTGTTGAGGAGTTGTCGGACTCTTTCGGGAACAGGGACGGGATGGTGACAGCCGCACAGTTCTGAGCTCGTGTCTCATACGGCTGGCGACCGTTCTTTAATCGGTCATAAACCGCTTTGGCTCCTTCAGCAGCGAAGCCTTGACGTTCAGCCATTAATCACCCCCGCTTAGATTGAGATGCCGCCACCGGAAGTGCGAGAGACGCTCAGGCTGCGCTTACCTACACGCTTACCTTTCTTTGAGCCCTCTGCGGTCACATCGGTTTCCACGTCAGTCACAGTATCTTTCGGTACTTCGACCGGAGCAGCGGCTACCTGTTGGTCAGCAGCCTTAGGAACTGAAGCAGCAGAAGGTCCAAGACCTACAGTATTCAACGCACCGCCCACTACCTTCTTGAATGCTTTACTAATGGATTTACCCACGGTTAATCTCCTTGGTTGTAACGATGTCTACTGGCCCATTGTGCTTGACACGGGACCACCAGTTCAGACCCCATCGTCTGCACTCTCCGTCAATAATGTGTCTGACAGTCTCAAGAACCTTGCGGGAGGACTGCGAGTCACTACGGATAGCGAGAATGGAAAGGTCAAGACCGGGAGTCTTTCGGTGCCAAGACGATGACGCCAGCATGTAGAGGTAGGCCACAGGCTTACACTCGTCATCGTAGATTGTGTACTCCTCACCCTCAAGCTCATCAGCCATACGGAAGGTATGTTGTTTGAACTCAGAGAATGAGGCGAAGTCAGACTGTCCGTCTTCCCAGAGGCGTTCAGCAGCCATGCGGCGGCCATCGCTTGAGTTTCGGTAGTGGAGCATAGTCTTACCCCATGTTGACGCCAGTGTTACGCATAGCGCGACCCACGGACGATTTAGTGGCTGTTGACTCCTTCTTGACTTTCAGGTCTTTGATACCCTTGGTCTCGTTGGTGTCCGCACCTTCCTCAGCCCCGATGTCGACACTAGCTACTTCCTCACTCAGAGGGGCTGGCTCAGGTGCAGCGGTGGATGGCTTCGGAGTGCTAATCTTCGGACTGAAACACATAGTCCCTCCTTTAGTCGAACTGAATGTTGTCCTTCAGGCTTTGACGCTTAGCGACCGCAGAGTCCAGAGTGTCTGAACAATACTGAAGACCGCCGATGAACCCAGCGATATAGCCTTCACTGTGGCCAGCAGCCTTGAGGTCGTTGATGACACCCAGCTTAGACGCATAGCTCGCGTTGAACAGGATGTGCAGGAACTGGACGGCAGACTCGGAGAATGCAGGGACCTTAAGTCTCTCCTCTACGAGTTGATTAACAACATCATCAATGGCCTTAATGCCCATCTTAAAGTCTCCTCTTAAAGTATTAACTTAAGTCTATCTTATAGTCATAACTTAGGTCCTAAAGTCCCTATAGTGATAGTTTAGTGTTTCACCTATAGATGGCCAGTAGAACGATAGGTTATGACTATCGGTTAGACTCAGTGCTTCGGTCGGTTAGACCCACTGATTGCGTACATCGCGTAAAGGGCCAGAAGTCCGGCCCAGTAGATTAGATGTAAGGTGTCCACAAGATGACCTCCTTGGACTTAGGGTCGTAGTCGGAGGCTCGGCAGATGCGAGCGACCTGAGCTTGGACCAGAAGTTCCTCCTCGGTCATCCCGGCTTTAGCAGCCAGAGTCACCATGCAGTCCCACAACGTTTGGTCTTCACGCTTAGGGTATTTCTTCCACTCGACCTTGAGCTGGCCTTTGTTCTTGCCAGTCTTCAGCTCGCGGGTCTCCTGCACGAAGTAGTACGGTTCGTCAAGGAACGCACGGGTCGTGTCCTCTCCGTAGCCCGGAATACCACCATAGCCATCCGTCATGTCACCCTTGATGGTCTGCTCCATATGCCAGTAGTCTGCCTCAGCAGTCGTGTGACTCAGGATTTCACCAGTGGTCAGCCAGTAGAACTCACAGTTCGGGATGGTCTTGAAGTCCTTATCGCAGGACACCAGCACCGCATGGTCGCAACCTACAATCTGAGGTCGTGTCCCGATGATACCCATACAATCATCACCCTCCAGCGTGGAACGCAGGAAGCTGTTGAACTGAGGGTCCGCCATGATGTCAGCCACAAACTTCTTGTAGCCTACAGGCTTACGGGAACCCTTACGGTTGGCCTTATAGGTCGGCAGGATTGACTTGCGCCAGTTCACATCATCGGTGAAGCACATCACAATCTTAGCGTCCTTCCAAGCCTTACGCTTCTTAACGATTTCACTGATAGTGTTCATCAGGATGCGCTTAGCTTTCTCGTGGTCGCAGATTAGCGTCCAGATGTCGTCGCCCCAGTCAGTCTCGTCTTCAGCCGCAGCCATAGAGGAGAAGACAAGAAAGTCACCATCCAGCACCAGAGCAATCTTCTTGTCACTCATCCCGGAGACCTCCTCTAGCCATAGCTAAGGTTGCACCCAGAAGAGGTTCTTCGTCTGGTCCACACTTCTCGACAATGACGATGCAGTTGAACGGACGCCAAGTCTGGCCCCAGCGGGTCTTCTCCACCAGCACCTGCTTCTCAGTCATGCGGGTAACGACACCTGAGTGCAGCGCCATTGTGCCGCCACGTCCACCAGCCTCAGCGTAGACGAACTTGTCGCCAACTTCGATAGGTTGACCCAGAAAGTCCAAAGGTTGTTGACTCATAGACAGCCTCCATGTTGGTTCAGGAACTTGGTGCCAGCAGCGGTAATCTCCCACGCACCGTTGTTACGCCCGTCCATAGACAGGCAGCTCAGATGTCCACGACTCGCAGCCTCAGCCACTAGTGCAGCGTTGTTGCGCACATAGTTGGACTGAAAGGTCTTCGGGCAGGACTTGAGGGCCGCAAGGACCCGCAGGTATTCGCTCATCGTTTAACCTCGAAGCGGAAGTTTGAAGCAGTGAAGGGCTCATCGTCTAACGCCTCGACGACTGACTCCTTGATGGACTTCTTAAAGGCCAGCTCAAGGGCTGCTTCCGGTCCAGACTCTGCTGCTTCCTTAATCAGGGCCAACTGGATGCCATCCAGCTTCTCACCCTCAGTGAACATCTTGGACAGCTTCGCTAAGTTGCGGCAGGAGATTTCCTCGCCCTTGGAACACACAACCAGCTTAAGGTCAAAACTCACACGAATACGTTTAGTAATAGCCACTAGTGACACTCCTTCCACGTTGGTCCAATCTTACCTTCGGTATCAAGGACGCATTTAAAGTTATAGAACTCACCCACCTTACGCATAGCAAGTTGAGCAATCCTACGTATATCTTCTGCAATCTCCACGGTCCGAGCCGCAATCTGCAATTCGTCGTGTACCCATGCCATGTACGCAAAGTCCCCTTCCCATCCGTGGACATACCCGGCCTCTTCGAGCATACGCTCGGTCTCAACAATCCAGTGCTTACAGACCACCGCACCGTCACCCTGAAGTAGGGCGTTGAGTGCTGAGTGTGGCGACCGTATGTGAATGCGTCGACCGTCCAGACCCTTAAGCCAGCGGCGTTTCCACTTCACGATGTTCTCACCGTCTACCCACTTGGACTCGGAGATGAGCGTGTTTTGCACCGCCTCTCGCAGGTCCTTGATAGCTGGTGTACCCTCAATGAATTTCTTCATCAGGGCCGCGCCTTCCTTCTTACCACCGCCCACAATCAGTCCAATCTTCGCGGCCCCTGCACCATACAGGAACGCATAGATGAACGTCTTAGCGTTGTTACGGAAAGCATCGTGGTCGTGGCTGGACTTATCGCGTGGTACGTTAGGAGCTAACCCGGCGTTGACCGCATTGGCCCAGTGGATGTCACCTTCGACCACGGTCTTCGCATATTCGCCACCATCGAACGGAGACGCTCGGTTCCCCAGACAGCGGAGTTCAAGACCTGAGGCATCGACCCCAACTTGAATCCAAGGGTCTGGCTTACCAGCATTCTGGTTCCACTGAGCACCGAAAGCACTACGGCAGATTTCACCCCAAGGAGCACCGTTAGCCGGGACTTGAGCCATGTTCGGTGAACTATGAGTCGCGCGTCCAGTTACAGCACCACAAGGGTTAATCGACCCGTGCATCCTTCCGTCAGGGCCCACCAGTCGAAGCCATGCGTTCTTACCTTCAGCGGCCTGACCGATACGCTTCTGGACCACCAGATACTCACGGACCAGCTCTACGCAAGCCTGAGCCTCAGGGTCTGCCAGATGTACGTTCTCCAGCACCTCGTCATCACACTTTGGCTTCCCGGTCTCCGTGAACTCAGTCGGCTCCCAGCCTCGGTCCATAAGAACCTTAGCCAAGTGGTCGCCACTTCCCGGATTAAACTCAACGAAGCTAATCGGTGTGAACGGTGCGCCCTCCATAGTATCGCGGGAGTCTCGTTCGCAGGGCTCCAGACCTAAGCGCTGTGCTTTGTTCTTCGGCTTCTTGAATATGGACCCGACCTTAGGGTAGATGACTCGTGGGTACTTCGGCAGGTCCACACCAGAGCGAGGGTGCCTGAAGAACTCCTTGCCACCCTTCGGTGAATACCAGCTACCGAAAGTCGACCGCAGCTTATCCAAAAGCTCAGCACGTTTGATAGACAGCTCGCGATACAAGCCTTCGACTATCTCCGAGTTCATCGGGTAGCCGTTACGCTCCATCTTCGCGCAGGTCCACGCAGCGTCATGTTCCAGACGTAACGCATACACTGCTTCAAGTCCAGCTTCAGGTGTCCCGAAGTAGAACTTATCGGTCAGGAACTTCTTGAACAGGGCCAGAGTAACCACAACGTCTTGGACGTTATAGTCCAGCATCTCTTGACTCGGGAATAGCCACTCGTCGCCAGCCTTATATTCGATGCCTTCTGTCCTGCACTTGGCAATGTAATCGGTCTTGTACTCACCCTTCATCTCACCGAGACGATAGCCCCACGCTTCAAGCGACTGTCGGCCCATCATCTTAGGTGGGAGACGACCAGCTTTCACAGCCCCGATGTCCGAGAATTTAATGTTCGGGTACATCAGTCGGCCCATGACCAGCGTGTCAATCATCTTCTGTTTCGGGAAGTTGAAACGTTTACCGAAATACTTACGCTTCAGAATGTCAATAGCCGGGACGTCATAGTTAATCCCGTTGTGGAAGACCAGAAGCCCATGCGGTGTGGCTGCAATCTCTTCGACCTTCTGCACATACTCTTTGAAGCCACCGACGATACCTACCATCGGAGCTACCCCATACTTCAGGGTCTCATTCGACTCGGCGTTAATCAGGACCCCACAGTGGAACTGAGACACGGCATCAAGAAGACCGTTGGTCTCGATGTCCGAACCCCAGATGTTCTGCAAGTCAATCATAATGTCTCCTATAGTCTAATCATAAAGGCCACTCGAAGTGAATGACCTTGAGTCTATCCTACAGTGATAGCTTAGTAGTCGATACGCAGGAAGTGATACATGAACTTCTGGTTCGCTCGCTTCCACGCCTTAGAGTCAAACCGCTGGTCTCCAAGGATTCGGGACAGACAGTTGGCCTCCTCGTTCCACCACTTGTACATGAACGTGTGGTATCGGGCTTTAAGTTTCTTAAACACTAATGGTGTCCTCCATATGGTGACTTCCAGTCGCACTCAGGGCATTGACATTTAGAAGTCTTGGTTTTCCCACGAGCTGCTATCTTCCTCTCCGCCTCCGCTAGGTGCGCTAATCGGTTCGAGCCAGCCAGTGAGCTTGTTGTATTCAAGATGTCCCGCAATGCCTGTATCGCCAGTAAAGCGACACTTAAGCAAACGGAGCTGAACAACGTTAGGAGTATCACCTTGCTGATTTCTCTCCAAGGCAATGATGGTATCAGATAGCTGACGTAAAGCACCAGACCCACGCAGGTCAGTGATACTAACTGGACGACCTTCTTCATGTGACTTACCTTTCTCCGGGTTCTTCAGGTGGCAGATGACCACGACGACCACACCCTTCGTCTTCGCAAACTTCTTGAGACGGGTCATGATGCGGTCGATGGTCTTACGCTCATCTGAGTTATCTTCCATGCCAGACACCACGATTGAGATGTGGTCCAGCAGAATAACATCGCAGTCCAGACCGTCAACCATGTAGGCCAGCTTAGCGAACAGCGTGTCTTCTTCCGACTCAGCGAATGAATCGTATAGGTGGAACTTATCGTCGTTGAACAGCTTGTCATACCATTCGTCGAACCGTCCATCCTTCAGGATTGCTTCCTTCAGGTCGGCACACTGACGCAGCCTGACGTTATTGTCCAGACCCATAAGGTCCTGAACAGTCTCTTCGACTGCTTCCTCCAGCATCGCCATACCCACACGCTTCCCGATTCTGCCCCACTCTAAGAGGAGCTGACGGACGAAGGTGGACTTACCCATGCCTGACCCTGAAGTCACCATGATAAGCTCACCAGCTCGCGCACCGAGGGTCATCGCGTTAAGTGTTTTGCAAGACGAGAAGAGGAGACCTTCAGTCTCAGCCTTCAGCATTGCCTCGCGGGTCCTGTCCTTCAGAGACTTGGCGCTAACCACCCCAGCCGGGACGAAAGGTACAGCGTTCCAGATTGCATCCTGAATCGCCCTGAAGTCCTTGGCCTGAAGTGCAGCGTTGGCGTCTTTATACCCATTGATGAATGCGACCTTGACTTTACCAGCAGGGAGGACCGGAGCACCTTGCTCTACAGCCTCTCGCCCCGGCTCGTCCATGTCGAACATCAGGATAATCTCTTCGAACTGGTCGAGGTACTCAAGGTTAGCTGCCAGTGTTTTCTTCGCAGACTTCGCGCCTAGCGGAAGAGAGACAACCGGGTACTTGCCTTCCTGCACCTGAGCGACTGACAGACAGTCAATCTCGCCTTCGGTGATGACAATCTTCTTTCCGCCTGACCAGAGCTGAGAGCCGAACAGTAAGTCATTCTTGACGCTACCGATAGCCGTGAAGTTCTTGTCAGCGTCTCGGACCTTCTGTCCTACCTTGGTCCCGGACCTGTCGTAGTAGTCCGCAATCTGGACCATCTTACCCTGCATCATGCCTACCCAGTAGCTGTACTTCTTGCAGATGTCAGCCGATAGTCCACGAGCAGGGAGTGGGACATAACGTCCTGAGTTCTCACCCCACGTTAACAGGTTGCTCACTTGCTTCTTGCCTCCTGAAGGTGTGTAACCTTCGGTCAATTCCATATCGCCCTTCTTCCAAGCGACTGACGGGTCACACGCAAAGCAGTACATATGCCCGTCTGAGTAAACACCATTGGCATCCGAAGACCCGCAGTCTGGACACTCGGTGTGGTAGAGGAAGACGCTATCGTCCTGCTCTTGGTCTTCATATGACATTGGTCACTCCTTAATCAATAGTGCGAACAAAGGGACAAGACTCATGGTCTCATCCCTAAGGTGATAGTTTAGCTGAAGAAGCCTTTCAGTTGCTCGGCCTTCTTGTCCAGACCACGCGCACGGAGGCCAGCGTCCAGAGACTTGATGCGCAGACTATCCGCTTCCGCAGCAGCCGCTTCCGCACCTTTAGCCGCAGCAGATGCGACTTTTCGTTCCACACTCGCAGCACGAGAATAACCACGCACAACCAGACGACCCAGAAATTCGATAAACTTAATCATGTTATTACTCCTTGTTAGCCTCGGTCGGAAGTGACCATTTCGTTAGTGTTCAGCCAGCGCTGCAAGTCGAAACTTGGGCAAGCCTTTGGTGCCACATCGTGATGGGCCTTGATGTCTGCCTGAGGGTACAGGACCTTCAGTTCAGCCAGCTTGTTGCGTAGGGCGCTCATCTGAGCAGGAGTGAAGTTAGCTTCAAACTTGCCCTTAGCGTCGATTCCACCTACAAGGCAGACGCCTACGGACCGGGAGTTCCAATCCTTAACGTGTGACCCTACGACATCGACCGGACGTCCAGACTCCACGGTGCCATCGCGTTTGATGACGAAGTGATAGCCTACGTCAAGCCAGCCCTGCTGCTTGTGCCACATGCGGATAGTGTCTACCCCGATGTCCTGAGACGGTTGTGTAGCACTACAGTGGACGAAGATTGCGTCAGTGACTGTACGTGGTTTGAACTGTACCTTACTTGCCATTGTACACCACCAGCTCAACAACGACCAGATTCAGGTGTGACTGGAAGCGCTCTGCTACAGTCGTGTGCATCTGGAGACGCTTATGGTTGAAGACGTGCGAGTTGCTAATCTTCACGTACACTTCGTCAGGCTTACCGTGAACGATGAACGTCTGACCCACACCAATCTTGTCGATGGTCAGGACTTCACGTTTCACTGTCACAGGCGGTACGCTTGAGGCTGGCAGGACTTGAGGTTTTCCAACTTCGACAATGCGAGTCTTCTCATGTCCGTACCATTGTACAGTGTTCCCCTTGAATGGACCCGTTACAACAACCGAGTGATTATCCCGACGCTCATACGTGTCAGTGCTCAGTCCTGGGTGCGCCTCAATGACGTCAGGGTGGAATTTGTACTGAGCACCAAATGGTAAATCAACACACGTTAAATGCTTAGTCATTTCTTAGCTCCTTTCTTCGGGATGAGTATACCGGAAGGCAGACGTACAGTCGCCTCTTTCAGCCACTCAACCGGGATAAACTTGTCGGCAAACTTAAAGCCGTTCTTTTCGCACCATGCGCCATACGTGGTCGGCGACCCTTTGTACAGCTTGGAGCGGGAGGACGAGAACACGAACCGGATGTCCAGCTCAGGGTGCTGCTCGCGCACCAGCATATGCTTCTTGCGGTCCTCACTGTCGAAGATACCTTTGGTCTCGACGATGATGCCATTCGGAAGGATGAAGTCTGGTGTATACTTGTGGTCGGAAGCCGGAATCACATAGTTGATATAATGGCTTTCGTACTCCGCTTTGACGCCGTTCTGTTCCAGCCACTGCTGGTTCTTGGCCTCAAGTCCAGAGCGGTAGGCACCCACAGAGTGCCCCCGTTTTGGTGTCCATGCAGCCACGATTAGAAGTCGTAGTCGCCACCGGACGCAGAGTCATCGCCACCATCGGCATCTTCACCGAAGTCATCAGACCCGAAGTCACCGTCAGTAGACGCTTTGTAGCCACCGGAGCCGATGTCTTCATCGTCACCCCAGCCACCATCACCACCAGTACCATCGCCGGACCACTCTTTGAGTTCGACCAGCAGAACGGATTCGAGTTGCAGCTTAACGCTTGCACCAGTCGCAGCGTTCCACTTGAACGGCAGGACTTTGAACTTGACTTTCAGCTTAGACCCGGTGCCAATATTCGGGACGTCACGGATGAGTTTAGCATCGGTGTCGTAGAACCGTAATACGATAGGCTCGGACTTGCCGTCTTTCAAGTAAGACGCAAAGCATTTGAACTTCAGGGTAACAGTACCATCACCGTTCTCAATCCACGGCATATCGCCTTCACGCGGTTCGATAGGCTTCTTGCCACGCTGAACCTGAGGGGGGTTCTTCTCGTGGTCTGCGAGTGCTTTCGCATACGCATCGTCGTGAATCTTCTGCAAGACGTCAATCATCTTGCGAACTTTCGGGTCGCTCAGGTCGAACGTCAGGTTGACTTTGTGCTCACCACGCTCGTTGAACTTGGTGTCTGACTTGTTCAGCCAGCTATACGGCTCGACCAGACCAGCGACCGGAGTGGTGAAAGTTTTCAGTTGCTCTTTAGCCATCGGTAAATCTCCTAGTTAAAGTTAAGGTGTTCCTAAAGTGATAGTTTAGTCGTGCAGCTCAGGTCGGATGCGGCCTACCACGAAACCAGCATCTTCATATTCCTGAGCCTTCAGGGTCGCCTCGTCCAGAGACTTAGCGTAGACCGGGACGTCAAAGGACTGAACGCGCCCTTCAAGTTCCACGATATACTTCTTCTCAGTTGACTCCTTGGTCATCGACCACCTCCGTCACATAGCCTTTATCAATAGCGTCTTGGAATCCCTCGACACTGTAATGTGATGCGCACCACTCGCCACCGTCCGGCTTAACGCAGACGACTCCGTGTTGGTTCACTGCGTACAGAGACCCGAAGATGCCCTTATAGATGGTCATAGTCCTCTCCCTTTCCAGAGGTTATACATTTCGAGATAGTCGACGTTACCCGTCTTCTCAAACATCATCTCGCACCATTCACTTGGAGTCATGACCTGCCGCCTTGCTTTGTGCTACCAGACGAGCGCCGAAGAACTCGACCTTCTCAGCATCATACAGTCCATCGTCCTTAGCACCAGCCTTACGCAGACCTAAGGTCCGTTGAGCAGCCCGACGCCAGATGGCCTTGAACGCATTGCCTTCTGCAAAGTTCATACCGAGAGCCTCGATAATGTCGTTGCATTCAGCGATGTAGTCCGGTCGACCGGGAGTCGTAGTCTTGGTGATAGGCACTTGGTAGTAATCGGCAGACCCACCAGTGTACGTTGGCGAACAGCTTGGCGCTGGTGTCTGATACTTCAGGTGGCAGGTGCATTCGGTATGGTCGTTCTGACAGTCCACACAATAATGAGCCATTAGAGCTCCTCCTTGATGAACTCCAGCACCAGACGAACGCGAGGCCACTTGGTGTAGACCACTGGTACACTGGTCTCTTTCTTCTGGCGAGCCTCTTCTACTTTGCTCGGAACAATCAGAGCGTAGACCGTAGGTGCCAGCTTAACGGCCTTCCCGAAGAAGCCCACCTTCTCGTTACGCTTAATGCAAGCGAACGGATTGTGTGACAGGTGGAAGGTCTGACTGAAACGGTTGAACATTAAGTTCTTAGACATAGGTTTCTCCTCTTAAAGTCTTGGACCTGGTGTGGTCCTACAGTGATAGTTAAGTCCAGCGGCCCGGAGTCCAGACACAAAGAAACCCAGCAGTCCGCGAAGACCACTGGGTTGACGTTCAGTTAGCTCTTAATGGTCGGATTGTCTTCCGTGCCACGCCACTGGTTGAAACTTGGGTGGCGCAGGGAGCCGTCCGGGAAGCGCTCCATGAAGAGGACTTCAACCTGCCAGCCTTCGTATGGGTTATCGAAGCAGGGTTCGTTACCGCCAATACCATACGGAGCAAATATGCCCACAGCGGCGAGAGTGTCCTCTTTAACCTTGGCGGTGAACTCATCCTTCTGCTCCTCGGTCAGACCACAGGCGTTGACCACCATGCCATCTTCCAGCAGCACCTCAAAGCCGATGACCTTGCCTTCGTTGGCCTTACCCTGAGTCCCCCACACGAGGCCACATACAGTCCCGTCGATGGTGTCCTCAGGCTTCATCTTCCACATGCCTGACTTCTTGCCACGCTTGTAGTTACCCAACGGGTCCTTGATTACCAGACCCTCGTGTCCTTCCAGACGCTTCTCTTCGTACAGGGAGTTGAGCGACTCAAGGTCAAAGACCGTGTGTGACTCAGACAGAACCCAGTCGATTTCCGGGAAGTATTTCTGGAGGAGAGGGACGATAGCTTCGGCCTTCAGGCGGGTGACGCTATGGATAGGACCTTCTGCTTTCGGGTCGGCTATGGTCGTCATGTCGACGACACCGTAGACCACAACCTGAAGTCGGGACCGGGCGACCCAGAACGGGACCTTCTTGCCACGGCCCGGATAACATTCAGCGAACGCCTCGTTGTTAGGCTTCAGCCACTTCGTTCTGATGAGGCCTGAGGATGTGTTGAAGTCCACACCTTTGACCATGACCTCGCCGTCAATCATCAGGCCCACACCTTCGTAGCCAGCTTGACGCAGGAACCAGCGCCAGTCAGCTTGGGTCCAAGCATTGCCTAACTCAGAGTTCATCCACTCCAAGGCTGGCAGAGGTTTCGACTCACGGCTCAGCCAGTAGGTCTCACCTTCACGAAGGACCGGAATGTTGAGACGCACACCGTCGTACTTCACTTCAGCTTCCAGCGACCCGGCTGCGTCCAGTGCTTTCTTAACGCCGGACTCAGAGTAATCTACAGCGCGATGCGGGTTGGTCTTGAGTGTAGTAGTCATTATTTCCAGCTCCTATAGTCGTTCAGCACCTGCAAGCACCATTGCTCACAGCTAAAGATTTCATGTTCGGTAAACTCGCGGGATACCAGAGGCTTCCCATCTGCTTCAGTGATTCTGACCAGAGTTGTCCGGGAGCAAGGCAGCTCATCCATTCGGACCTCAAGTCCTGATTCACCCATCTCGCGGTGTGTCCGGCCTAACGAGGACCACTGGCTCGTGGACGCATCGAATAACCAACGTCTGCTCATGGTTACGCTCCTACGAAATACTTCTCTTGGTTGACCAGAGAGTCCTTACCTTCAGCGTTACGGAAAGCACCCTTCACGCCACCGCCACGCTTTGTCTTGTTCAGCTTACGGCCCTTCGGAATGTAGCCTTCAGTCTGCTGACGTTCACGGATGCGCTCGAAGTTGATAATGGTCTGATACATGGTGTAGCTCCTGATTGGATGAGTTAGGTAGTAGCTTTGCTACAGGGTTAATCATGAAGGCCGCGACTTTGAGTCATGACCTTGAGTCTAATCCTATAGTGATAGTTTAGGCTATGAAGCGCGGTCTGTTGCGGAGGGCTTGGACCATACGTTCCCGCTCTGCCTCCTCACCGTAAACCTGCACCAGCTCGTAGTCATACTGGATGCGACCGTCGATGTCGCTCAGCCGATACTCAAAGCTCTTGCTGGACTCGTCCGTATGGTGCTGGTGGATGGTCAGCGTCCGCTCGTCTCGGCTCGTGGTGAAGTGCGTTACTGTCTTTCCACATGGTCCCGGCCCGGTCTTGAACTCAGTCGGCTGGTAGATACCGTTGAACAGCGCCTTGAACTTCAGGCCGACCATGCGCTTCACACGTAAAGGCTCGACTTCACGCTTGGTCTCAGCTTTTTGTAGTTTGGCCCTCAGCCGTGCTTGCTCTCGATTAGCCAGCTCAAGGTTGTGGTCCTGACGCTGTATGGTTGCTTCAAGTGCTGCGATACGTGCCTTCAGTTTACGGTTGAACATGGTGTTTAGCCTCTTCTGCGTTGGATTAAGATGTACACTGCTAAGAAGGCCAGCCATAGGGCCAGCCACTTAAGGTCTGTCATTTCGTTACCACCTCGCGGAGTTCTGACTCGTGTCGCTCTTGAACCAGCTTCACCAGCCACTTGAATGGGACGTTAAGCTGCTTTGACATCTCGGTTGGGATGACCGTGGTCTTCACCAGACCTTTGCCATTGTGCTCGGTCACGGTCACGATTTGAGTACCGCCTTTAACGCCAGTTTGCTTGTGTGCGAATTTCATGTAGATGCCTCCTTAGGCGAATGCAAAGTCAGATAACAGAATGTCTTCGATGTTCAGTTTACCGCGCTTCGGCAGCTCGGGCAACTTGTCGCGCTGGCTCTCATGAAGCTGGTCTGCGAACTGCTCGTAGAAGTCTTGCAGCACATCGTTGTCGCGGTAGGTCTCAACCATCGTCTCACGGACACCCTTGAACAGGAACTCAGCGTCAGCCGGGATGGTCCCGAAGCTATCGTGAATCACTGCGAAGGACATCACGCCATACTTGCGGTGGGTGTGGACCACAGTCTTCCTCAGGTGACTGCCGTCCTGTGAGTGTACAAAGTTAGGGCTGATACCAGACTCCTGCTTGTGCTTGTCCAGCTCTTTCTTAGACCCTTTGTTGACTGTCGGTTGCAGGTTGAACGACCCAAGGAACAGGAGGTTCAGACGGGTGGTGTCCTTCTTTCGGTATTCCTGCCAGACCGGGAAGCCATCAGGCGTTACCCAGTGAACCGGGAGGCAAGGCTTAAGGACCTCTTTTGTCTTCTTGTCCTTGACCTCAGCAGCCAGCAGTTTAGCAGCGCCTTGCAGCCACTTCATCGCGTCTACCGCAGCAACTACGGTCACGCTTACCGCATCCCAAATCATCTTAGCCATGAAGCGTGACGCTTGGCTTGGGTCCGTGAACATCGCGCCCTTGCCGCTGTCAATCGCTGGCATCACGGTGTCCTCAAACACTTGGTCCGCGAACCCGTATTCCTTCGACCCATAGGCCAGAGTCATGACCGAGCGTTTAGTGACCGAGCGTGACATCCCGTAGGTCAGCCACTGACGGGCCAGCTCGCGAGTTCCAAGGACCAGACGTTCAGTAATCTCGCCTGTCTTCTTGTCCTCGAAGGTCTTCACCTCGTTGTCACTTCCGTTGACCAGCAGCTCCTTAAGCTGTTCTTCCACCCGGTCTGACACAATGCGGTAGATGTCTTGGACCTTCCCGCTTGGCGTCAGGTTGACCGCATGTCCACCAACGTGGTCACGAAGCATCGCGCTGAAGTGCTGAATCCCAGAGCAGGACCCATCGAACGCGATAGGCAGTGAGCAGGAGTAGCTCAGCCCGTGGTGCATGACTCCAGCATACTCGAAGCAGAACGCGAGGAAGCAGAACGGAGAGTCTAACTGACCCCACCAGTCAATGCTATCCATCGGACTCTTAGCAGCCGCGAGGATGTTGTCGTGGTTGTCTTCGACCCACTTGATGCGCTCCTCGAAGGTGACTTTATCGACACCAGCGCAGTTTGCACCGTGGACCTTCAGCCACTTGAAGCCGTCCGCACCGATTGGCTTGCCTACTGCCAGAGTCAGCAGGCCCTTCTGCATGTCGTTACCCTGAGGGTTGAACATCGGGACCGCATAGACTCGACCGCGCCAGTCCATGTTGTATGGGAACCAGATGGCCTTGAACTGAGAGAACTTGTTCGCCTGTCCGACGATGAAGCTCAGGGACAAACGGCGGGACTGTCGGGCCTTCTCGCGTCGATAGATACCAGCAGCGGCTTTCTTCCACGCTTTGAGTTCTTCCTCGGTCTCACCTGCATAGTCCTCAGGCTTCATCGGTTCCATCTGAGGGATGTCAGCGATAGGCGTGTTGTTCAGCTTCTCGACCATGTTCACCACGTCCAGCACCTTCTTGTTCACCTTCCAAGGTGTCTGCTGGATGATATTCACTGCCTCGTAGACTTCAGGCATGTACACGTCTTCGTAGCGCTGGACCGCAGCCTTGGACCCTAAGCGAATCAGCGGGAGAGGTCTTCGGCCCTTAGCCCAGTACCCACCACCCACGACCCCGGTCCACGGCTTAGGTGGAACGACGCAAGGTTGGTAGACCGGAGCGATGCCAGCCAGTGAGAAGCCACGTTGCGACATCTTCTTGACCCAGAAGTCTGACAGGTGGACCATCTCGACGTCTGCCGCAGCGTTACCCGCACCGTAGCGCTTCAGTTCGACCAGTTGCGAGGACTGGATGACCAGCTCCAGCATCTTGATGCCTACGTGTACCGCCTCGGTCGGACTCCAAGTCCCCCAAGCGTCAGCCAGTTGCCCTTGCTCCAGCATGGAGGCTTCGACCGCTTGCATGTAGGCTTTCTTGTAGCTTGCTCCTGCACGTTTCTTCAGATTCTCAGCTATGGTCTTCTTGAAGTGCTCCTGCTCCTGCTCACGGATGCGACCGAAGCGGATTTCATCTTCAAGTGTGCGACCAATCGCGGAGGCCATCGGCGTTATCGGGATTCCCTCAGGCTTGACCAGCTTGCTGAGGATGACTTTCAGTATGATGACCGCAGCAGACTCAGCAGAGATTCGCAGAGAGCGGTCTTTGACAGCCTTCTCGTCAGTGCTCAGCATGGTAAACGCTACGCTTGGGCGAGAGGTCGAGGACTTACCGTCCGGGCCTTCGTGCCACTCACGAACAGCCTTGGCGATGGTCGGGACCAGAGTTTGCATCAGTGGCTTGGCGACCTGATTGTCTGCCAGCTCCCCGCGCTCAGCTTGGCGCTCAAGGTTCTTGATGAAACGTCGCTCGCCTTCAGTGTACGCCTCATGCTCAAGCTGAAGCTGTTTTACTGCTAGGTCCTGACCGTAGTGGTCAGCCAGCACGTTGAATGGTTCGATTGCATTCGACACATCAGAGAAGTCGTGCTTGTCAATTGAGATGACGCTCATACTTAAAGTCCTTATAACTGTTGTCTTATCACTAAAGTCTTTCACTTCAGTCCTGACTTAGAGTCTTTCGACCTTGAGTCCTTTAGTGATAGTTTAGTCCAAACTACTTGCATATCAGTGGGTTAGCGTGGAGATGACTGAAGTCACCTTTGGTCGTGTGCTTGATGTATGACCGCTGGTCTATCGCCCTCCAGCCTGAGACCAGAAGTTTACCATCGCCAGTGCGTGGTCGTCCACCGTAGGCCAGGCACATCAGCTCGGCCTTATTGCCCTCGGCCCGGAGTCTTGCTTGCAGTACCCGGTCGCGCTCCTGCTGTTGACGAACGGTGTGACGTGAGGTCTTGTGCGTGTACATTATTGATTCTCCTGAAGATATTTGATTGCGTTTGCCAGTAGTTCCGGTGAGTCTTTGAACTGGCCCAGCGCTGTATTACATTGTAGGCAGAGCAGTCCGCGCACCTTCCCGGTCTCGTGTGAGTGGTCCACCGCCAGTCTCCACCCGGTAGGACACTGACCCTTGCAGATTGCGCAGACTCCACCCTGCTGCTGTAGGAGGCTCTCGTACTCCTCTAGGTCCAGACCGTAGCGCAGCTTTCGGTTCTCTTCAGCCTTTGACGTCTTGTAGGTCCCGGCCTCTCGTGCCTTCTGCCTCCTGTCTTGGGCGTCCTGCTTTCTGCAAGTCTTGCAGCGATAGTCCAGACCATCCTTGTTGCGCTTATTGCTGCCGAACTGGTCAAGACTCTTGGTCTCGCCACACTTAGCGCAGGTCTTACACATTACAGTTTGCTCCCTAAGGTTGCGATGTCCCAGACGTTTGCGAGGTTACGCATAAAGCGTCCGTTTGGTTGTCTTACAGTCCAGCGACCCAGAGACACATACTGGAAGCGGTAGACTTTACGTGCCTTGATGATGTCTTTCGTGATGACTGCGAGTATTAACCCGTAGCCGATGACCAGAAGTATCCAGCCCATGTACACCTGCCTATATGTTGTGAGAGATAATCTTTGAGACCACTAGATGTAGCGGTCTCTCGCCTATCACTCAGCTATTGCGTTCAGCCTGCCTTGCAGCTCATCTTGATGGTCGCTTGCAGTCCAAGACACCGGGTCCGTGATTATCAAGCGCCCGTTATTGTCAACCATCACGTTAGCGCGATGAGTGTCGAACGATGCCAGCCCGTAGAAGAAGCTGTTAATCTTCTTAGCAGTCTGCGCAAGGTCTTTGATGTACTGAGTCTCGACGTGTGCAAACTCTATGCGAGCGTCTTGGTCAAGCCACCAGCTCAGTGCTTCGGATGGCTGTTCACACTGGTCTATTATCGCGTTGACTACACGCCACGACACGTTTAAGACTCGCTGCTCGTAGGTCTTGCCCTCCCGGCAGTAGTTCCCACCGATGTCCTCAAGCGAGCGGTACTTGTCCATAGCGACCATGTAAGCCCTGCTGAAGCGCTTGACCAGATGGATGACTGGTAGTCCAGCCATGCCCTCATTCTCTCGGCAGAAGGCAGCATACGCAGCGCCTGAGTCGTCCTTCTTAAAGCCTACCTTGATGGCATACCCCGGCAGGTCCTCATGCTCAAAGGCAGCGGCGAAGTGCCCCAGACCTAACAGCTTGTAGCCATGCTCACGGGCTAGGACCTCAACGGCTCCCCAGCGGTCCTGCGCAGCGATGCCCGACCCCAACGACTCCACCTTATAACCGGCCTTACAGATTATAGCGTGAAGCTGAGACATCAGGTTATTCATGATTACTTTATCGTGTGCGTTCATCTTGTTGTTTCCTTATGGTTAAGTGACAATCAGTCAGGCCACCCATGTGGATGACCTGTAGTTTATCACTCTGAGACCTGTGCTAATACCCGCAGACGCTGTGCTAATACCCATGCACCACCCTGAGATTCTGGCCTGTCGTAGGTCGTTATGTTCTCAACCTCTACCTTAAACCAAGCCCTACGCTCACCTGACTTCAGGTCCAGCTTAAGATGTGGCGCGTTCTGCTCAAAGGTGCAGTGCCAGCCCGGACGATAGGCAAACCCTTTGGTCGGATGGCTCTCTGCCTCGTACCATTCTCCTACCTCAATGACCGCCTTACGATTGATGAATAGTGCTCCCAGCGTTCCATCCTTGCGGATTCGGAAGATTTTATAGGCAATCATTACACCACCTCCCAGAAGCGACCTTCAGCGTCTTTCGTGAAGCATTCGCCCTTTGGTTCATCGACTTGCTGGAATGACCCGTTCAGACTTGTGGTCTTGTAGCCGTCCCAGCCCTTGCAGAACATCAGTCCAGCCGTGTGAGTCTGAGACTTGTAGACCATCACGCAGTCTTGCTCAAAGTCATTGCAGGCCAGTCGTGCAACGTTGATAGCTTGAGCCTTTGACTCGCAGCGCACACGGTAGGTCCTCTCTTCAGTGGCGACTTCCTGCCCTTCCTCGCGGTAGCACCCAGTAAGCCCGGTGCATTCGAGCACGCCGTAGTATTCTGGTCCGGCTTGCAGCAGCGCCTTAAGGCCTAACTGACGGCCCATGTTCACCGTGTCAGACAGGTTAGCACGAGCGGCAGACACGAGCACATAGAAGACGTTGGCTGGTTCGTTAGTGTAAATCATGATGTGTATCCTTTAAGTTAGTGACTATCAGTCAGGACCCTGAGTCGCTCAAGTCAAGCCCGTCTCGCGGTAGACTCAAGGCCCTGTAGTTAATCGCTTACTATCGGCGCACATTAAGAGTTTATCCAGATTGTTAAAGAGCGGCGAGGCGGTGCCTCTGGTACTGCTTATCGACCGTTGGTGCCGTGTCGATGTGGTGCATACTACGTTAAGTCGCTACATCTTGTCAAGCTATTTGTCACTGCCTGTTGTTCGTATGACTTATCAGGCTGTCTACTTAACCGTGTGACCCGGTGTCTCTACTATCCGGTGTTTGCCGTGTCGTGTTGACGGAAGCTATTAAACCAAAAGTTAGACCCACTGTCAACACTGGTAATTTATACAGTAGTACAGTGACTATATAAGGACGACTACAGATGATTGACTTTAAGTCTGTACTATGGATAATAAGAGTCCGGTTGGCAGACACCAACAACGATAACCCTAGTCAGCTATGGTCTCTGACTGCTAAACGGACCGGATGTGATAACCTATGAGTCTAAGACCTTAGGACTCTGATAAACTGAAGGTCGACATAGTGTCTGGTGACTGTAGGTCTATTGGCTGTAGGTGATGGCTTTACCGATGGTAGATGACTGTAGGTAGTGAGACTGTAGGCTGGTTGACTGTAGGTGATTGACATTAGGTCGATACAGATAGAGACTCAGAGGCACTACATATAGTCCCGACCAATCGTCCCAACCACAAGATATAGGCACTATCAGTCCAGACTTCGGGGCGACTTCGGGTCAATGACTTGAGGTTTAGACCGAAGGTCTATGGGTAGGGCCTTGAGTCGGACTGAGAGTGACCCTATGGGGAGACTTGAGGTTCTTGAACTGTGAGA